TGTCGTGCTGGTTTACCCGGTGGACAAGTGGCTGCTGATGCTACTCGAGGCTGGTGCGGTGGTGCGTAACTTGCGCGACGTCCGCTGGTTATCGACAGAGGACGGCGAGCCTGGCCGCGGCACGGGGCGGCACATCGCGTGCTTCGTGCTCGAGCCACCATAGGATCGGGGTGCCGGACGTCTTAACACGCGACGAACGCACGCGGCGACATGACCAGCCTCTCTACCGGCACCGGCCCCGCGACGACATGCGGTGCGTGGATGGGCAAACCTGGTCCGGCGGCAAGAGTTAAGCGGGCAAGGCTGGTCGGCGTTCACTACAGCCCTCGAGCTACGCGCCAAGTGCGCCGGCTGGTCGGCGTTCACCCCCACCCACATAAGGACACCCCGATGCGCACGCTGCTGCTCGCGACCACGCTGATAGCCCTGCCTGTGCTCGCCCACGCGATGCCGACCTGCAGCGGCGTGACGCAGACCGTGGCGAGTGGCGACGTGGTTCCCACGGCGTTTTTGACCACGGCCGGCAACTGTGTGGCGGCGGGGGATAAGTTATTCGGTGATTTCGCGGTGACGGGTGCGGGCTCTGGCAGCTCGAGCTTCTCGTTCCTCGGGCCACTGAGCAACGTGACGTTGGGTTTCCAGGGCGCGATTGGGCCGTCCAGTGTGGCGACGCTGCACTATCAGGTGGCGGTCAATCCGTTGATCACCACGGCGATGGCGATCATCGCGCTGCAGAAGGACTTCACCCTCAACTCTAATGTATTGGGTGCGCCGGCCACGGCGACGTTGGTAGGCGTGACCAATCCGCTGACCAACCCGCCCGTGGCGATTAGTTGCACGCGCACGGTGAACCCCAGCACGAGCGGCTGCCCCGAGACGGACAGCTTTGCGCCCGTGCTGTCGTTGGTGATTGACGAGACTTTGACGACGGGCACGAACGCGGTGGTGACGGCGCTGACGGACACGATCTTCCAGGCGCCCGTGGCAGAGCCGGCGATGCTTGGTGTGTTGGGCCTCGGCCTGCTGGGCCTGGCGGCTGTGCGGCGGCGTGGCTGAACCACCGCCCACGGTAAACGGCAACGGCAACCACACCACGATTGTCGGTGCCGGGCTGAAGCTGGGGCACGGCGTGATCAATGCGTTGAGCCCTAACTTCCTCGCGTTGCTGCTGATCAATGTGCTCTTCCTCGGCACGCTGTACTGGTACGTCGATGCGAGAGCGCGGCACACGGCGGAACTGGTTGAGAAGCTGTTGAACGCGTGCCTGCAGAACAACGGGTGATGGTTGTGAGCGATCTGGAACGTGCGGGTGCGCAGCATGCGGCGATATGAGTAGGTGGCGCCGTCTGCGCGACTGGCTGTGTCGCGAGTATCAGATACTGACGGGACAACGCTGGTGAGCGAAGAGTATAACCGCGCGGCGTTTGAGCTGATCGCGGATCTACGCGGCGGCGTGCCTGACAGGTGCGACTTCTGCGGCCGGGCTTACGCGTCCGATCGCTGGCCGGTGCCCGAGGAAGCCGGGGCGTGGTCGTGCAGCGTGTGCGAGGCGTTGGATGAGTGACGCCGAGGCTGTCGTGATCCTAGAGCCGTATCAGATGGCGCGTGCGTTCCTGCGTGTGATCCAGGCCGGCAACGCCTGTGAGGTGACCGGCAAGCTGTGCCGGGATGAGCGTCGGTGCGGCTGTTGGCTCGAGCTGCTGGGCCATTACGGCGACGCGCATGAGTGACGCCGAGGCGCTTCCGATCGACTGGGGCGCGGCGATTGCCGGCTCGCAGAACCCGTTCCTCACCGCGATCACCCGGTATGCGCGCGCGCCCGTGGCGTTTGTGCGCGAGGTGTTACATGCCGAGCCGGACCCGTGGCAGCTCGAGGCGCTGCGTGCCGTGGCGCGTGGGCACACGCGTATAGCCATCCGCAGCGGCCACGGCGTGGGCAAGACGGCCTACGCAGCGTGGCTGATCTGCTGGTTCGTGAACACGCGCGTGCCGTTCAAGGTCGCCGTGACGGCCCCGAGCAGCTCGCAGCTGTTCGACGTGTTGTGGCCAGAGCTGTTGAAGTGGTTTCAGAAGTTACCACCCGGCTGGGCTGGGTTATGGGACTACACCAGCGACCACATTACGCTGAAGGGCGATGCCGAGTGTTTCGTGACGGCGCGCACATCGCGCAGCGATAAACCCGAGGCGATGAGCGGCATACACAGCACTCATGTGCTGCTCGTAGCGGACGAGGCCTCGGGAATTGACGAGGCGGTATACCAGGCGGCCGGCGGCAGCATGTCCACCCCTGGGGCCATTACCGTGCTCATCGGCAACCCGACCCGATCATCCGGCACGTTCTACGCCGCGCATATGCTCGAGCGCGACCGCTGGTTCACGATGCGCGTGAGCAGCGCCGACAGCCCGCGGGTGACGCGCGGCTACGTCGAAGAGCTGGCGCAGCGGTATGGGATGGACAGCAACGCCTACCGCGTGCGTGTCCAGGGCGAGTTCCCGGCGGCTGACAGTGACACGTTGATTGCCGCGAGCCTGGTGGACGACGCCATGGCGCGGGATGTGGACATTGACCCCGATGCCCCGTGCATCTGGGGCGTAGATGTCGCGAGATTCGGTAGCGATGCGAGCGTGCTGATCAAGCGCAAGGGCAATGTGGTCATCGAGATGCCGAGACGCTGGCGCCAGGTCGATACCATGATGCTGGCCGGCGCGATCAAGGCCGAATACGACGCGGCAGGGCCGTATAAGCCGGCATTGATCTGTATAGACGTGATCGGCATCGGTGCCGGCGTCGTTGACCGACTTCACGAGCAGAATCTGCCGATTCTGGGCATAAATGTCGCCGAGGCGGCATCTACGAGCGGCAGATTCGGGCGTTTGCGCGACGAATTGTGGTGTCGGTGCAAGGATTGGCTCGAAACGCGCGCTGTAAGGCTGCCGCGGGACGAACAATTACGCGATGACCTCGTGGCGCCGAAATACGCGTTCTTGAGCGACGGTCGGATGCAGATCGAGAGCAAGAACCTCATGCGCGCGCGTGGTCTGGCCAGTCCGGACGCTGCCGACGCGCTGAACCTGACATTCGCGGAACAGGGGCTCGGCATCGCGAGCGGCATGACGTCTGGCCTGCACGATTCGATGCCCGTGCGCATGAGCCTGGCGGCTGGGGATCTGGTGTGAGCGATTACGAGCGCCCGGTTGTGACGACGGAAACAACCGACGACCAGCTCGAGGCTATTGGCCAGGCGATGTGGGCGTGCCTCGATGGCGAGCCCGAGCTGACGGCTGCCGCTGTGGTGTGTATCGGGCGCGCCTATCGGACGCTGCTGCGGTGTGGCTCTACGCCGGCTGGGGCGGTTAAGTCGATCGGTGCCATGGCGTTGTTCATGAGCGGCGAGGCGTTCGACATGATCGACGGCCCGCGCGCCAAGTTGAGGCGATAACAATGACCGAGGGTTACGGCGACGGGCGCATGGCGCTGGTGGGCGGGCAGATCCCGATCCCCGCAATAGCGCAGCTCGAGGTGCGGGTGGGCGAGATCGAGCGGCTGTTGGTGGCGTTGCACGCGAGTTTCGAGCGGATCGAAGCCGGCATGACGGTGTTATTGAGCGAGGTTCGGGACCTGGGATGAGCGGCATGATACCGCCCGTGATACCACCCGGCCTGCGGCAGGGCATGAACCCAATGCCGATGCAGATCGGGCAGCAGGGTGTAAACCCAATGCCGATGCAGATGGGCCAGGCGCGCATGAACCCGCCGATGCAGATGGACGGCGGTCTGCTGGCACCAAGCGGCGCGAGCTACCCGACACCGATGCCCAACGTGCCCGGCCTGATGCCCGCCGGCATCCGCCCGGTCGGGCTCGAGCTGGGCGACAGCCAGATCCTGGCATTCCTGCGCCGCGCTGAAGAGCAAGAGCCGGACGACAGCGAGGAAGGCCTGCCAGGCGCGCTGAAACCATACGCAGCCGGCCTGCGCCCGAGCGTGAAGCCTGCCGAGGTAGAGTGGCAGCAAGAGATAGCGTACGAACGCCTGGGCAAGACCGATCAAGAGATAACGGCGATCGCCCGGCATTATTTCCAGTCAGCCGAGCACTATGACAACGCGTTGAGCCTGGAACGCGTGACCGCGAGCCAGTTCTACGCCGGCATGCCCGAGGGGAAACTTGAAGACGGGCGCAGCAAACTCGTCATGACCGTGGTCAGGGACACGATCCGCCAGACGCTGCCGAGCCTGCTGCGGCTATTTACGGCGGTCGAGGACCCGGTATCATTTGAACCCATCAGCAACGAGATCGTCGGCAACGACAAATTAGCGACGCAACTGGCCCGCCAGGCCACGGATTATTCGCGCTGGGCCTTATTCACTGCCAATAGAGGCTGGCAGGTACTGCATGATTGCCTGCTCGATGCCCTGACCCGCAAGGCGGGCTGGGTGCGTTGGTATTGGGGGGCGCGCCGCAGCATCCGCACCGAAGTGTGCGAAGGCCTGCTGCTGCCCCAGCTGCAGCTGTTGCTGTCAGAGCCTGGCATCGAGGCGCAACGCATTGTGCGCCGCCCCATGACGCAGGACGAGCGACAGGCTGTGCAGAAAACCCCCGAGGGGGCGATGTACTTGCAGCAAGGCCCGGCAGAGCTGTGGTCCGCGACGATCACCCGCACCGCCGCGCAACCGTGGCCGCAGATCGAGCACGTCGCCGCCGACTGCGTATGGATCGTCGCCGAGGCCAATACCGTCGAGAACGCCAATGCGGTGTGGCATGTCCGCGATGTCACGGTGTCCGAGCTGATCGAGGCAGGCCTGCCGGCCGACAAGATCATGGCACACCGCGGCGCCGGTCAGCGCATGCAAGGCCGCCGCGAGGCGATCGCCCGCAGCAACGCACAGGGCCAGAACATCCGCCAGACGCCACCGAGCGATAAGTCCATGGCGCTCGTACGCTACGCCGAGGGTTGGATCAAATGCGACGCGGACAACGATAACCGCGCGGAACTGATCCACGTACACATGCTGGGCAACGCGCAAACGCTCGTGCAGTGGGAACGGTGCGACGAAATACCGCTGGCCTGTTTTACCCCGTATCGCGAACCGGGCAGGGTCATTGGCAATTCGCAAGCAGATATGGTAATGGATCTGCAACGGGTAGAATCTCGCGTAATGCGAGCTGTACTCGACAGTCTTGGCCAATCGATGTTTCCGAGAACGGCCGTCGTCGTCGGTCAGGCAAATATGGCGGATGTCCGTCAAACGGCGATCGGATCGATTATCCGCGTCGCGCAACAGGGCGCCGTGCAAGAGCTCGTGAAACCATTTTCCGGCAAAGAGGCGCTGCCGGTGATGCAGGTTCTCGAGGCGATC